TCAGACACGAGATAGTCAGTGAGTTGGGTGAGATCCGTTTCATTGGTGTTGATTCCTTTCTTTAGGCAGTCACTGAGGTAGTCGCCCTTCTTTATGTCTAGGTCACGCCGTTCTGCGATAAGCTTGAGAGACAGGGGTGCGCCCTGCCCTCGCTGAAGTATATACTCTGCAAGCATGGTGTCATAGATAGCACCATCATAAGTGTACCCACTCTCCCACAACCACATCAAGTCATGCCGTGCGTTGTGCATGATTAATAGGGTAGTCATATCAAGTACAGCCTGAACAAGGTTATGCCCAGCGCCTGATGTATCCTTGGCCTCTACATGATCTAGGTTTACCACGTGTAGTTCAGTGTGATCGTCAGCATTCACCATGCCGATCTGCGTTAGGGTGTTACTTGGCTCAAAGGGATCGTTGTATATCTTTCCCTCCTTCCAAGTCACACTGTTCTCTACGTCTAGTACTAATCTCATGTGTCTCTCCTACGCGCTGTATATAGAACGTGCGCCATCTAATACACAAGGGATCTTACCTTGGAAACCATTAAGTTTATTTTTGGCTAAGTTTAAGTAGCGCACAGGATCTTCATCCTCACCCTCTACCTGCTGTGTCTTGCCAATAAGCAGCATCAAGTCAGCCTCTGCAGCCTTGCCTGTCTTACTTCCTTCCATCATAGACTGATTAAGATCTGCCTTACCCTCTGCTTCAGCACTCAACTGTGACATCCATATCACACAGCAGTCGTACTGCTTAGCAATGTTACGGGCATGGATGGCTGCAGTCTTGAGTGTGATGTCGCTACGCTCACTCTTCATGTCAGCAAACTTGTCGCCCATGTCCAGCACTACAATGTCAGGCTTCTCCTGCTTAACTACTGACTCAACCCATGCCATTGTTTTACCTGTGCTTTCCTTGAACATAATGTTCTGACGTACAGGCTCATAACGCTTACGTGCTAGGGCTTGGTTCTCCCGCACCTCTTTCATTGTCATGTTAGCAGAGGCACTGACGTACCGTGATGCCACACGTGTGTATGCTTCCTCGTTACAGAGGATGACACACTTAGCACCCTGATGTGCGAAGCCACTCTCTGCAGCAATGAGTGAGGCATGGAAGGATGTCTTGCCTGTGTTAGGACGTGCGCCCACTACAATGAGGTGACCTCCACTCACACCCTCTAACCTACGAGCTAGGGATGGGATGTTAAATGACCAGCGTGACTCAAGAGCAGTAGCAGCTAGGATAGTATCTAGATCGTCAGCCTCCCAATCAACACGGAGGTTAGGTGTGAAGTCATCCTTGTAATCGTCAAGGATCTTACGCAGTGGCTCCAAGCTATTCTCTGTGCCGTTAACGTAATCAAAGCCAAGGTTAGCAACAACGTCACCCACGTAGTTCTGAAACAGCTGAGACAGCGTGTCCTGTGCTATCTCTGCCTTGATAGGTTCAGTCATCTCAATGCGTCTGAAGAGTGCATCCATGGCAGTCTTAGTGGCTGTTGTCATACTCTTGTTCTGCACAGTGAATACAGCCTGCAGGTCTTGAACACTGAGGCTACCATCATACGTTTCCATAGCAGCGTCTAGCGCCTGCTTGATGCCACGTGTGTCCTTGCTAAAGATGTGATCAGGGCAGCGAATGCCTTTGTGTTGATCGTAAAAGTCGCGGTCTAATAATGTTTTAATTAGTGCCAGTTCCATCATTGTCTTTCTCTCCTACAAAGATACGATATAATACTTCCAAGGCAATCAAAGGCCACAGGAAAGCAAACTTAATAGGGCCAGAGTTATCCATCTCCTCATCCTCTGGCTCCACCATGTGATATAGTAAGGGTACGGCTAACACATACATTACGAATACGCCAGAGAAAAACCCTTGTCCTAGCTCATTCATACGGGTGGCCTCTCAAATGTTATGTAGAACGCACCCTCTTTGCTGTTATATGCTGCCATAATATCAACGAGTTGCTGGTGGCTCATGATAATCATCTGGTATGCGTCCATGTCTGGCTCAAACTGTCGGATGTACACATCACCATCATCACCCAAGATAACTTCTACATCCTCGTGCATGTCATCCTGGTCTAGCGTTGTAATTACAGCAGCGTCTGATTCAAACTCAACTGTGTACATCAGGTTGCTCCGCTACAAGAATGTTAACGTGAGCTACGTTACCTTCCACACGGGTGATAATATACTCAAGCCCTGCCTTGGTGAGTAGCAAACGTAGTTGACCTACAGGTATCATTTCTTATCCTTTCCATCTAGGTGTATCAGACGATCCAAGTACCACTGTGACTTAAGTAGATCCTCTTGCTTGTTCTTATACCTCCAGCGGTGTAGGTACTTAGCTATGTTACCACGCAGGTAGCCTATATATTCCTCTGTGGTTAGAAAGTCTTCAATGTAATCAATACATTCTATCTTACCCTTGCCATAGTGTGCTGGGTTGTTGACGTTATCCGCTGCATGTTCTGCCAATACGCTCTCCTTAAATGCCTCTTCTTCTGCTATCAATCTGCGCCACTCACTGTTTATCATCATTCCTCCTCCAGACAGAACCCACACCATGTATCCCTACTTGCATTACCACAGCTAACACACTTGCGCCACTTATTCTTTTCATCACGCTCTTGGGATGCTTTACGTTCTTCATCACTCATTGGTCTAATCATCTTCATCCTCCGTTAGTGCATCCCATGACACAGGGAACAACTCTTCCATCTTGTAGTCAATCTGATGTGCTACCAGCTGTGTCTCTGCTTGTGTGTCAGATGCACAACGTAGGCGGCACATGTCAGCAAAGGCATCAAGGCTACCTGACCAGTACCACTCAGTCATAGTAGATTGTGGTAAAACCATCCGTGCTTGCTCAGGTGCTACGCCAGCCGCTATAAGCTTTCTATAGATAGCTATGACATACTCATCACATTCATGTACCTCATCAAGCAAGCTTAGATCAGGAACTATGCTATCTTTATACACCCCATACTTTTTAGGTTCTGCTTCGAATACATCCCTTATATGTTCATATGGGGCGTGAGTATACATCTTGTCTAACTCTATTACACCGTCACTACCCTGCTTCTTGTCAGAGCTACGTCCACGCCATACGTCAGGCTCATAGAACTCAGGTTCATCATCAACATACCGCCTAGAAATCTCGTTCCATCTCAAGAACTTATGCTTAACTAGCTGTCGTGCTACAAAGATTGGAGCCTTGACGTGGAAGCTTGCAAAGCAATGCCCAAAGGGACTGATATGCTTGTGCTTGGCTAGATAACGAATCAGCTTATCGTCTTTCTTCTTGAGCTTAGGTGGCCCCCAAGGATCGTCTTCCATCTCACTGGTCTTACCAAATGACACACGGGCTGCGTTAGCTACCGTCAAGTCATTACCCATGTGGTCAATGTATGTTGCTTTAATCATGTACAAACTTCCTTAAGTTGTTGCGTGTCCTCCTCGACACGATATTTAATATCATCTATTAGTTTCATAGCAACAGTGTCAACACCTGTCCAGAGTTTTATATCCCTGCTGAACTGTAATGTCTTATCCATTGCATCAGGGTCAAGTGCAACCACTGCCTTACGATATGTGCCTACCTTTTCCATGTGTTTCTTAGACAGTGACGTGCCAAGGATAGCCAAGGCTGTGATGTTAGGCACTAGCTGGGTGGCAACGATGGCAGAAACGACATCCTCTACAAGTAAAACGACATCACCCTTACCTGCTGTAAAGTAATTGGCTGCGCCAGTGTAGCGATACCACTTGGGTTGTGACCTTTTACCCACTGCCCTACCTACTGCATCAATGAGACGCCCCCTGTAGTGTATGGGAAAGACACTGCGCTCCTGTTTGACATCATAAAGCAAGCCAGGATAGTTACGAATACCCCACCGCAGAACGAAGGCTGCGTGCTTCTTATGCTCAAAGGTGGGTGTGACTAGGTAAGCAGGTACTTCCATCGTCTCAGCCTCNGCTACGGCCNTCTCAGGCNTAGGTCTCATGCGTTTCCTTATCTCTGCTGCTGTCATGTCTGTGTCATAGATGCCACGAGATCCACAGCCTAGCTTGTAACAGTTGTACATCATGGTGCCACCATCATTCTTGGCGGTGAATGTGCCTCTGCCATTACACTGAGGACAGTTTCCACGATGTGTCTGTCCGTCACCTAGTGCTAGGCTCTCAACGTAGTCACGAATGTTCATCTACCTACCCTTCCGCTTAGCACCAAAGTGTTCTTCCTCAAAAGTAAGTATGCAATGACAGTTGGCACACAGCACTTCACACTTAGCTATCTCTGCCTTAACATCTTTTTTACCTTTAGTATGTCTGCCAAGGTACATCTTGTGTACCTTCTGTCCTATCAGAAAACATTTATCTTTAGGGTTTATGTGGTTGAACTGTAGCGCCTGTGCGTTTTTGTTGTAGCCACACTTAGCGCAACCCTTCCTTACTTTGTAGCGCTTTAAGACAGCCTGTCCGTAGTCATAGTGCCTTCTCATGCGTAGTTTATCCTTACGCTTTGTCTCTTCTGATTTAACCTTGGTCATCGTCATCATTCCCTCTAGCTGATAGTGCCTTCGATGCACCACTGAATGTGTTGACCATGTAGGGTTTGATTGAGCCTATGGCCTTGTGTCCTGTGACCTGCATGATACCCGCTAAGTCTACCCCACCCTCCATCATCTCTGTCACAGCGGTACGCCGTAAGTCCATAGCTGTGAGTGTCATGGGTAGGTTAGCTTCTTTAAGTACGTCATTGATAAGATAGCTTATTTCTATCTTACTGTATGGTGGATACGCATTGCATCGTGGCTTGACACGGGGTGCTACATATTCCTGAAACCCAAAGTCCTCCTTTTGCTGGCGCAGCATATCACACAAACCATTAGAGATAGGGAGGTGGATCTCTGCATTGCGTTTGCTCTGCGTCAAGTCCAAGCGGCACTGAGTTAAGTCTACCTTATCCCATTTGAGAACACGCATGTCACCAACACGCTGCCCCCAATCGTATGCCATGTGGACAATCAGCCCAATGCTGCGCCAGCGGAAGTCGCCATAAGCTGTGGCAAGGAATGTCTGCACTTGATCGCGGCTCCATAGTACGCGCCGTGGTTGACCAGACCTAGTTTGTACTAGAGCTACTGGATCGTGCGTCATTACGTCATGTCTCATTGCATGTTTCCAAGCGATAGACAGTACAGCCTTACGATAGTTAGCTGTCCGAACACCAACGGATAACCAACTCTCATACGCCTGAGTGAGATGACGTACCTTGATATTCTTATGGCGATAATCCCCAAGAGCTTTACCCTCAACCACAGTCTTGCTTACCGCAGCAAGTTGTGCGTCATAATCTTTCTGAGTAGTGCCTGCCAGACGACCAAATACAGCAGACTTACTATAGAAATCAATGACTTCCTGTAGTGTAGATGAAGCCTTGGGGATATTCATATTACTTTCCTTTCACGTTAAGATACCAGATGTATAGGAAGCCACCCAAGTACGCAAGGGCTACGGCTAGTGGCAGCGAGTGCATTAGAACTTTGGATACCATGCCTCACCCATATCTACATATTGTTTCACATCCTCTGCGATAGTCTCCAGAGCCTCAGTCTTGTTGCCGATCCAGAGTGCGTCATCTATCTCACGCATAAGCTGGTTGTAGTAACCCGTGGCTGGCATAAGATTGGATGTGTTGAAGGGATAGTCGATACTCATTATGCTGTCTCCTCAATTAGCACATAGCGTGTGTACTGCTGACCTGTCACAGGGTGCTTACCCTTTACACCATCAATGCGGTAGCCTGACTTGCGTAGCTCAGAGATACGCTTAGTGAATGACTGGATGCTGTAGTCCAGCATAGCCTCACGCTGGGTCAGACCCTTGGTTGCACGAAGGTGTGTGATGATCTTAGAGTTTTGTGTGTTAGTCATGTCTGTTCTCCTTTGTTAGACATTTATAGATTAGTAATTATGTTTGGCTTCGTCAATGTTACCATTATGTCACGTTGCTTTTAGGTAACACTAACATCTATTCTTTCTGTGTGTGCTGTATAGTTTTGTCTTACCCCAGCACGGGTCAAGCGGTTTGATCTTACCATCAGGCAAGGCCATTCCAGGATAGTGATAGTGTGGGTTGGCATCCATGAAGTCTCGCATCTCTTGACGTTCTAGCTTACGTTTAGCTGCGCGTAGGTCAGAGGCACAGGCTGCGGCTGCATTGATCTGTCTGTTGTGTTTCTCCATACAGTACGCGGTGATCTCATTAGCGTTAGACTGTGCTGCCATCTCTATCAGAAGCTCTAGCATCACATCTCTGCCACGCCTAAGACCCCAGTGTTCTCCCACTCAGCGAATAGCCCCTGCTTTTCTAGTATAGCATTGATCTTGTGGTTCACACCAAAGTCATCCAAGACAGTGCCACCAAACTCACAGTAGTAGTCAGCCCACACCTCAGGATAGTTGTCCTCACCTGAGATACGGAAGCCATCGTCATCCTCATAGACTGTGACGCCTAGCTTCTTGAGTTGGTTGTATGCGGTACGATAATTCTTCTTCATTCTGTTACCTCTATTTCTGCTGTTATGTTCTTCATTCTGTTGAAGCGTTTTGCTTTGCTCTCTGCCTCATCCATGCGGCCCGACAGGATTGGGTCATGACATACCTCTTCGCCTGAGACCTCATGGAAAACTCTAACGATTATCATGCGCTCAGTCCTCCAGTATTTCCTTGAATATACGAGCTAACCTATCCACACTTGCCTTGGGTAGGTCAATGCAGTCACTCTCTTGTAAGTCACCTTGCACTCGCATTGTGCCATCACTGTACAGTGTACCTGTCCAGCCATAGCCTAAGTCTTTGATCTTTGTTATACTCTTAGTCATTACGCCATCTCCTCTACTGGTTGGCTGTTAAACTCATAGATTGCCTTGGCAAACCCACGGGGTGTGGCAGATCGTATGTCTTTGGTGCGCTGTGACTTACCGCCCAGCTTAAGGTGCTGCCTACTGTGGCCCTGCTCTGGTTGAACTGGATCAGTCCACGGCATCACAAAGCCATTGCCTGTCCATAGGCATGTCTTCTTAGGGTAGGCATCCTTGGCTGCGATATACTCAGGCCAGCGTGGATGCTCTGCATGATCGTCATGGATGTAGCCACCATACTCATAAGGGTGGAAGCTATGGTCAGGCTTGCGCCACTTAGTAGCCAGCACAGACACAGGGTTCTCCACAAAGTAGGGCACACCTAGGTCATCAAACAACTCACCGCACCACACGGCGTACTGCACAGCCTTGGTCTGAAACTCAGGGTCACGCTCTGCCTTGCGCTTGAAGTGTGCTGCACCTGATACAGCCATGTCAGTACAGACAGGGAAGGCCATGCCGAATACAACCTTGCGTCCGTTAAACTGCATGAAGATGTCTTTGTGTGTGTCGAAGTCATGCAGGTCAGCGTGAACGTAGGTGATAGAACCTTTGCTACCTACAAATGTGTCTGTGTTTACGTTCTCTTTTGAGTGCTGGATGTCATAGGCGTAGCAGTCATAACCTGCCTCTGCCCATGGCTTGAGTGCCTCACCTGTGAAGTCATATAGTGATAGTACGATACCTTTGGTCATGATCTTATCCTCTCTCTCTTTGCAATGCTGTCGCCTGTTCATCTGTAACGTCCAGCAATATGTTCTTAACCTCTGCGCTAGTCAGGCCAAAATGTCTAGCCACTTGCGCAATTGTTTTGTTGGTTGTGTCAAACATGTTACACACATCCATGGGGTGCGGTTTATAGGTCATTAGTTTAGCCTCTTGGTTAGAAAGATTATGAGTTTGTCCACATTGTCAAACTCTTCATGGAATGTCTTCATCCCCTCTGCGTCATAGCAGCTATAGGAAAGCTCTGCCCACGCTCTATACTCTCGCATGTCGGGGTCTCTGTAGTCCACAAATATCCGGCAGGTGTTGCCATGCCTCTCCTCTTTTTCAAGTGACGGGCAAGTGTCATTCTTCCACGAGCTATGCTCCCAGCCATGCGGTGACAATGCGTGAAAGAGTTTATTGAGTGTGTCATAATTGTCATAGTCTTCGTGTGGTACGTCTGCGATTGCGTAGATCATATTAGTTTCTCCAATCATGTTGTTTTGCCATAAGTTTTGGCGAATTGTGATCTATTGCGTTCACGAATACATAGCCCCTGTCTGTGCTACCCATCCGCCACATCCCCTGCCAGCCCAGCTTGTCCAATAGTTTTTGTGCTGCGTCAGCGTGGTTGCCCTCTATGTTTAGGCTGTCATCCCACCCCACAGTGTAGGTTGAACCTCTGTGACCACTGGATGTCATGGCCTTGACCCGTGGGCCTTTGGTGTCAGTAGGGCCAAGGTATTTTGTCATAATCGTTTGCATGTTAGTCTCTCCTATCAGATATTATGAATACGTTTCCATGTAGTCCAAGTTATAGCCTGTAGCACATGGGGCTTGACCTTCACACGCTTGGCTGCTGTGACATAGGCCAACTGTAGCTCACGATATTGGCGCTTGCCCATGTTAGTCTTGTCAGATGTTAAGCCTTCACGTTGACCACGGGCGATATTGAGAGCGTGTCCATCAATAGTTACTTCGTCCAGTCCACGGATGTTAGAATAGAAAGAGCGTATTTTCTGCCCGTTCAAGCGTGTCAGAATGTCATCATCATCAATCAAGTCATCCTGTAGAATAGACCACGCCTTCTGTTTCATTGTGTTATAGCATGACACTTTGAAGTCATCCAAGCTGTCGCCATTCTGCCACGCAGCACACATGGTGTCAGTGTCTTTACAGTTACGTTCCCACCGATTATTAGGCGATAGTGCCGCCATGACACCGATCACTGTATTGATAGGGAGCTTGTGAGTGTCAGCGATTTGTACCGCCACACGTTCTGCCCTAGCATACCATTCAACGCCATTGAGCGTGTCATCATTGGAAGCTTGGCGGTATAGTTTTAGAATGTTGCGAACATATTGGGTCATGCTTTTTCTCCAATCGGTTTATATTTTGCAGTCACACAAAAGCTAAAGCAAAGCTTGCCTAGTTTGATGAAGCGGATACCGCCTATTTTACGGGTAGATATGTTAAACATGGGTCATTCCTTCTAAGTTAAACTATCCAGAAAGTAGGCACATCAAGCGCCTACCTGTCAAGTTAGTTTATAAATCGTGCTTTGCATTTGCCACACGCCACCCCTTTAGCCATGGACTCTTGATGCAATTATCGCATGTATACATCAAGCGCCGCCTATCGGTGCTACACCCGTCACAGTGCAGGCCATGTTT